AAATACTTGAATTAAAATTATTAACAATAACAATCCAGCCGCTCTTAAAATGGGGCGGCTTTTTAATGCAATGAAAACAAAACTAACTCCTGAATTACAGGAGCAGATAATTAAAATTATAAAAGCTGGAAACTACATAAAGACAGCCTGTGAAGCGGTAGGGATAGATGAGTCTACCTTCTATAAGTGGGGGAAAAGAGCAGGGAAAAAAGAAGAGCCATATTTCCAGTTTTTCCAGTCTGTAAAAAGGGCCGAATCTGAAGCAATCATCAGGAATGTAATAACCATTCAAAATGCAGCCAAAAAGAGCTGGCAGGCCGCCGCTTGGTTTTTAGAGCGCAAGGATTATGAACGCTGGGGCAGGAAAGAGCTTGTCGGCGGCATTGAAGATAAACCCATTAAGGCCGAGTTTATAATAAGAAAAAATGCAGACGATTGAAGCGACCACCGTATTTGAATGGCTGGCCAATACCAAAGACAGGGTAAACCTACTGGTAGGCGGGGCTGGTTCAAGTAAATCCTATTCCATAGCCCAGCACTTGATAAGAAAATTCTATGAAGAGTCCAATATCAGGGTACTGGTTACCCGAAAGACCACCCCGTCTTTAAGGATATCAGCCTACAAGTTAATACTGGATTTACTAAAAGAATACGGCTGGCCTTTTGAGTTAAACAAAACAGAGCTAACGATAAAGCAGGGCAGCAATGAGATATTATTCAAGGGCTTAGATGACCCTGAAAAGATAAAGAGTGCAGAGTTTAACTATATTTGGGCTGAGGAGGCAACCGACCTGACCCTGGACGATTACCGCCAGCTTAACTTGAGGTTAAGGCGAAAGACTAAGGGTATTAACCAGATTTACCTATCCTGCAATCCTATATCGGCACTGCACTGGATTAAGACCGAGCTGGTGGATAAAAGGGCGGTAGCGCTAAACCATTCTACTTACAAAAATAACCCGTTCTTAGATGATGAGTACAAAAAAGAGATTATTGACTTAATCAACCAGGATGAGAACTACTATAAGATTTATGCCCTGGGCCAGTGGGGAGTGCTAAAGAATATCATCTATGACAGGTGGACAGCACTTGCCAAACCTCCTGAACACTACAAGGATATATCCTACGGCATAGACTGGGGATACGAAAGCCCCTGCGCACTGGTAAAGGTTTACTGGCTGGACGGCCAAAAGGTGGTTTGGGAGGAACTTATATATGAAAAGGGGCTTACCACGCCTGAGTTTATAGGCAGGGCCAAAAAGGTAATACCTCCCGATGAGCGCACCCGGGAAATATATGCTGGTACTGATGAGCCTGGCTCAATACAGGAATTTTATAACGAGGGCTTTAATATCCATAAGGCGGTAACCGATGTTAGGGACGGCATTAACTTCTGTAAGTCTCATTTAGTGGGGCTTATCGGCTCAAACCTTATCAAAGAAGCACAGGGTTATAAACGTAAAGAGGATAAGGACGGCAATGTCTTAGAGGATCCGGTCAAGTTTATGGATCACGGCATGGACGCTGGCCGCTACGGTTCATACTCTAAGGTCAAAGGCCAATTTGAGGTTACCGACCTTAACTTGAGTTTAAGATAAGTTTAGAACATAGAGAGGAAAATTATGCAGGTTGATTATAACCACCTGATTAAGCTGGCTTATCCCGGCCAGCCTTCCATATTTACCGATAGCCAGTTGGATACCATAAACCAGTTAATCGAGTATGCCGACTGGTATGACGGCGAAAACTTTAAATACATTGAACAGCGCTATCCTGAATACCGTTCAGCTAAAGACTATACCCCTACCAAGCTGACCATAAACCTGGCACGCTACATCATAAACAAGCTGGCCAGCTGGCAGTTTGAACAGCCAGTGGACTACAACTGTACCCCAGACGGCGGGCGCTACGACCAGATAGAGGAGGACATATACCAGGTACACAAGGATAACCTGTTGGACTCCAAGTACCTGCAGGCCGCCACCGAGTGCAATATAACGGGAGGGGTGGTGTTTAAACTCAAATACGATATTGAGGATAAAAGGGTTAGGATAATGCCCCGCAACCGCATAGAGTGCTTTCCTGTCTATGATTTTGATGACTACGAAAAGATTAACAAGGTGCATTTTGTGGCCTTTATTGGTGAAGATACTATCTGGAAGCATACCTATGAGCTGGTTAAAGACGCCAGCGGTAAAAATGTATGCTACATTGAGGAAGCGACCTATGATGTTAAGAATAATTTGCAAATAAAGCAGCAGATTTTAGAGCGCCAGCCGTTGGGATATAACGGCAGGTGGCTTGATTTTATGCCTGTTTATATCATACCCAACCTGCCGCAGATAGGCGAGGTGTGGGGAATAAGCGAGCTAAAGGACTTAATACCGCTGTTTGAGGAGATAGATAAAAAATACTCCGACCTCTCAGACAGCTTAAAGTTTGATATGTTTGCCATAACCGTACTGCTTAATACCAAAGTCCCGGTGGGTGCTGACGGTAAGCCCAAGTTAAAGGGCCATGCGGGGGCGGTATGGAACCTGGCACAGATGGCCGCTACCGAAAACATAAGGCCCGATGTGTTTAAACTGCAATCAACCTTTAATTATATTGATACCCTGAAATATCACATAGACAGCCTGGTAGCACTGGTCTATGAATTATCCGAAGTGGTAAACCTGTCAGTGGACAGGGTAGCTGGAATTGGCAACCTGTCAGGCGTGGCGCTAAAACTCCTGTTTGCGGCCATACTATCCAAGACCAGGAAAAAGAACACAATATGGGCGGCCAGGCTAAGGGATATGTGGTTTGGCGTGCTGAAAATGAAATCAATATACGAGGGCTACGATATACCTGATGACTTAGATATTGATATTATAACCCACATTCCCATGCCGCAGAATGAGGTAGAGCAGGTAGAGGTTATCACCAGCAAGATTTCAGCAGGGCTTATAAGCGTTAGAACCGCCATGAACGAGCTGGGAATAGAAGATCCGGAGGCTGAGATTGCCAAAATTTTAGAGGAGCAGGCCGATTATGATAAAAGGTTAAATTTAGACCAGGTAAAAAACAATGGCAACCAGTGATTATGCGGCCTACTATAAAAAACATCAGGCTGATTTCCTAAAGCTGACCGACCTGCAGGAAAAGGAGCTGGCGAGGCTCTACATTGAAGCCGCAGGGGAAATAAAGGAACGGGCTAAAGGGATACTGAACCAGAAAACATTAACGGCCGCCAATGCCAAAATAAGGATTAAATCACTTTTAAGGGAAGCGGCAAGGCTGTCTGATAACTTTGAAAAACTGCTGGATAAGTCAATCATTGATGCGGTTGACCTCTCTACCGAGGTTGACAGGATAATACTTGAGGATTACAGCAGGGCGGTTTCCAGGCTGACCAAAGACTTTAAGTTTGATGCCATAAAGATTTTAAACAAGGTAAACAGTGAAGCCATTAAAGCGGTGTATAACCGTATATGGACTGACGGGCTTAAATTAAGCGACAGGGTATGGCTGCTGGACAGGCGAAGCAAGCAGGAGATTGAGCGGATAGTCCTACAGCACGTTATTAGCGGCGGTTCAGCTTCCGATAGGCTAACCATATCGGCATTGGAAAACCTGCTTAATCCTAATTACAGCCCTGCAAAATTAACCAGCCTGCACGGCAGGAAGGTAGGCTATGAAGCGTCAAGGCTACTGAGGACTACTACTGCGGAGGCGTTTAACGAGGGCGATAGGCTATCCAGCAATGTAAACCCAGGTATAAAAGATACACTGGTTTTAACTTCCCCTGGGGCTTGTGAGGTGTGCGCCCCAAAAGAAGGCAAGAGTGTTAAAGAGGAAGGGTACCCTATTTACCACCCTAATTGCATGTGTACAACCATAAGTGAGGTTTTATCACCTGAACAATTTGCCAACCGATGGGTAAAATTTATGGAAAACCCGGGAAGTGATAAACAACTAAATGACTGGTATATAAACGTATATAGGGCGGCGTAAAATGCCTTTTAAATCCAAGGCCCAAGCCAGATGGGCTTTTGCCAATAAAAAGAAGTTTGCAAAGAAGTGGGCAAAGATAACCAATTTTAAGAATTTGCCCAAGAGAAAGAGGAAAAAGAAAAAATAAGTTTTATCAAACAATAGCATAGCTAAAGAACTTCCAGGTGGGGGTTCTT